CCTGCAGAACCAGTGTAACCAGCAGGTTCACCTGCAGACCCAGTATATCCTACGGGAACTACAGGTAAATATCTAATTTCAATATCTGAAGTACTATATGGAGCGGTATTAAATAATAATAAATTATCTGAAACCGTATAATCTCTGTCAGGATCTGATACTAGACCGTTGATAGTTACTAGAATAGAGCTAGTATTGGCAACAGCTTCTAATAAGGTGAATTGAGTGTTACTTCCATTACCGATTAGATGCTGATTTAAAATATCTGATGACATATGTTGCCTAATTAATTAAGATAATATATATTAGTAGTATACAATGTATTTATTGAGGTTAAAATATGAGCAATCCGTCTATTGTAATAATTGATTCTATTGGCTTGGTTTATGACGGAGATACCATTAAAAAACGAGCGTTAGGTGGTTCTGAGTCAGCATGTGCTCTTATGGCTAGAGAGCTGGCACAAATTGGCTTTCAAGTTACTATTTATAATGATTGCAATGATATCGACTGTAAACCTGGTGTTTATGATAGAGTCGAATATAGACATATTAGTACTTTAGCAAAATGTAATGATTATTATGATGTTATGGTATCGTTACGTTGTATTACACCTTTTGTGCCGATTCCTCTTCAGTCTCAAATTGAAAATTCTACAAAATATCCTTATCAAATTTTCGATAAAGTTAGACGTGTAAGTAAACATAAAGTTTTATGGATGCATGATACCTTTATATGGGGTGACCCTCATGTAGAGACGTTATTGTTAAATAACCATATTAATGAGATGTTTACTTTATCAGATTTTCATACAGCATATGTGACTAATTGCTGGCATGGTGGTAATCGCCGCAATTTTGAGGTATTAAAAAATAAAGTATTCCAGACAAGAAACGGCATAGTAAAGTATTTTGAAAATACAGATATTTTTCAGAAAGATCGTAATTTATTTGTTTATGTTGCAGCAGTCTCTAAGGGTCTTAAACCTTTACTTGCAAATGTATGGCCTTTAGTAAAGCGTAATATTCCAGATGCTAAATTGGTTGTTGCTGGTGGTTACTATAGATTCAGTTCTACTTCAGAACCAGATCAACAACAAAAAGAGCTAGAAGAACTGGCTCAGGATAAAAAGTATAAAGAATTGGATGTTTCTTTTACTGGTATTATTCCTCAAAAGCAAGTAGCAGAATTATTTCAGAAAGCGTCATTTTTTATTTTTCCTGCAGGGTTCCCTGAAACATTCGGTATTTCAGCTTTAGAATCTCTATACTATAATACACCTCTTTTAACTAATAGGTTTGGTGCATTAGAAGAGACAGCAGTTGAGTCTGCTTGTTACCATATTGATTATGCAATCGAGCCTAATGGTCTTTTTCCTAATATTGATGTAGCTCAACAAGCAGATAGATTTGCTCGTATGGCTTTTGATGCTTATCATAATACTTACTTACATCAACAAAAAATGTTTGCATGTAATATTGTAAAAGAGATTGCAGGATGGGATACGGTTGCACTACAATGGAAACAACACCTCTTTAAGAAGCTTGGATTGTATCTACCTGTAGAAGAGTATCGTAAAGTATCTTTCATTAATGATCGTGTTCATAAAGTATTTGGAAGACGTTTTAGTAATCCAGAAGAATGGAATACATATAAATTACCGGAAGAAAAACGAATCCATGTAATCACGCCTTTCTATAATGCATTTGATTATTTAATTAGATGTATTGATTCAGTTGCATCACAAAACTATAATAACTGGCATATGCATCTTATAAATGATTGTAGTAATGATAGTAGTTTAGATTTGGTAGTACAATATATTAAAGGTAGATATCCTAATTTAATTAAACATTTTACTGTTGTAGATAATCCAGTAAACCGTGGTGCAGTATACAATCAAATAGTAAATATTAAACGTGATGTACCTAAGGATAGTATTGTAGTACTCCTTGATGGGGATGATGCTCTAGTTAACGATCCAAATATCTTTAACATGTATAATAACTTGTTTGCAGATAATAAGACAGAATATGCTTATGGCAGTTGCTGGTCGGAGGTTGATAACATCCCGCTACAGTCACAACCATATCCGCAATGGGTAAAGGATCAGAAGGCATATCGTCAGTATAAGTTTAATTGGGGAATGCCTTATCCGCATCTCAGAGTTTTTAGATCTGAACTAGTTCATAACATTGAAGATGATTCTGTATTTAAAGATGAAAACGGTGAATGGTTTAAGGCAGGTGGTGATAATGCAACATTTTATAATATATTAGAACAAGCTGATCCTAATAAGATTGCAGTAGTTTCTGATATTGTTATGCTTTATAATGATAAGAATCCATTGAATGATTATAAAGTAAATGGTGAGATTCAGAATAAGAATGCTAGTAAGATAGCTGGTGATAAAAAAATACAGATCAATAAAGTAGAAGTAAATTCGACGCCTCGTCCGTTGAATGTTGAAATGGTTCCTACAAAAGATATCATTGCTTATAATACAACAGAAAAGTTAAACAATATGATAAAAAAAAAGATTTTAATCGCAATTCCAACAGCTAGAAATATAGAAGCGTCTACGTTTAAAGCCATTTATGATTTGATTGTACCAGCTGGATATGAAACTTACTTTCAATTCTTTTACGGATATCAGGTAGATCAAGTACGTAACTTGATTGCTGACTGGGTTGTTAAAGGGTATGATTATTTGTTTGCAGTTGATTCTGATATTTCATTTGCACCAGATACTTTAGTTAAACTATTAAGCCATGATGTTGATGTAGTATCTGGTCTTTATATTCAACGAATACAAGGTCAGCATACCCTAGAGATTTTTGAATCAAATGAGCTTGGTGGCTATACTCATATACCTTATGAGAAAATAAAAGACAAAGGTTTAGTAGAAGTTGGGGCTGTTGGTTTTGGTTGCGCTCTTATTAAACAGCATGTGCTTACTGAGATTGGTTATCCGCAGTTTGTGTATAAGTCAGCATTAGATCATGCTCACACATTCTCAGAAGATCTATACTTTGCTAGAATGTGTAAAGAAAAAAGGTTTAAAATCTATGCTGATACATCAATAATGTGTGATCATACAGGATCTTATATTTACCGCGTTTAACGCGTTACACTAGGATTAATAGTAACAAAGCCTTCCATTAATCTGGAAACTACATTGTTACTACTTGTTAGTGTTAAATCATAGAGATATCTAGACGCAGTAAGTGTGCTAGAAGTTTCAGAATTCATTGATAGAGTTATAAGCCCATTATTAGCTGTTGATATTGCAACGTCCAATGTTACATGCACATTGGACGAATAGGATGTTCTCATTTGAGAGTTTCCTGTAAAATCAGAAATGTCAACAGGTACCCCAGAAGAATCTATTAAATGTATATTGTAGATAAAGTCAGTGCCTTTATCTATAGTAAGGTTATTTTGTGCTGACATTTTTTAATCTATCTACTTCTGCTTTAAGCTCTTTTACTGCTTCAATTAAAAGTGCAACAATTCTATCATATTTAACTGCTTTAGTGCCATCGCTTCTTGTTGCTACAACTTCTGGAAGTACTGCTTCTACTTCTTGAGCTATTACACCAACGTCATGCTTACGGTTAAAATAGTTATCAATACCACCATATTTTACAATATGCTCATCAGTCCAGTCAAATTCTACACCGTTAATTTGACTTACTTTGTTTAAGGCATCTGGAATATTTACAATATTAGTCTTTAATGTTCTATCAGAACTAGTAAATGCAATAATATCTTGCGCGGCTCTTATTTGATTACCAGCAGCTATAGTCCCGCCAGCAGTAATATCAAAATTAACAAATGCAGATCCATTTATACCTGTATTACCAGTTACATTTAATCCTTTTGCAATTGTTGCTGTACCTGTTAGTATAATTGTGTTTGCAGCAATATCACCATCATTACCAGTTGCATCGGTACCGACACCTAAAGAATTATAAACAGTTAAGTCTCCAGTATCATATAATATCATCTGTGTATCACCGGTATCATATGGTGAATTTGTACTGGAGAAATTGAAATCCATCTCTCCGTCTGCCATAGTGATATTATAGTTGTATGTACCGGAACTTGTTGTATCCGCCGGATCATAAAATGCTAGTACACCAGCAGAAGAATCTCTCATTCTTAGATTTGGACCACCATTTTGGCTTCTTATTTCAATACCATGAGTGTCAATAGTAGTTGCTATTTGACCTTTAAATGCAATACCATCTCTAGTATCATCATGCCCAATACCAAATTTAAACCCATTGTAAGAACCTAAAGACATCCAATCGCTATTTGCACCAGAAGATCCGCCAGGTGAGTTGTAAACAACGTAGCCACCTTGCTTACTATCACTGAACACCAATCCGCTATATTGACCAGAGTCAGCAGAATTTCTAAATTGAATTAGCTTATTGTTATTGCTATCAAGTAAAATAGATGTGTTGCTATTAGGAGGTTGTGCACTTATTGGATCAGAAGTAATAACATGAAGTCTTGCACCGTTAATAATATTAATATCGCCGTTAGAATTTAATCCTAAATCAAAGTAGTTGTTAGCACCTTGAAACTCAATATTACCTTTAATATGGAAAGGTAGCCCTGGTGTGCGAGAAATAATATTGTCTACATGTACTGTGTTTGCGATAACATCTACAGAAGAAACAGATGTTGAAGTTATTATAGTATTTACAGTATAAGTACCAGTAGGCTGTGAATATACAATAACACCATATCTATCTATGTACGTGTTAGCTTCATTATCACCAAACGTTCCATTTGCACTTGCATAAAATATTTGAGTGTTTACTAAATCTGAATAAATGCTACTAGTAGTTAAGAATGTATTACCAACATTAGCAAATGTCGACAAATAAAGATTATCTACAGAAATATTAGCACTATGAATTACTGTATTACCCATAGTCATTACAGAACCAGCATATAGTGTACTATCATTAATTAACATACCGCTTGCTGTGATAATTGCATTAGAAGTTAATGATGTTCTAAACAACAAAGACGTAGTATCTAAAGTAGCATTTGCAGAACTAATACCTGCATAAAATCCACCATCACTATTTGCAACAAATTGAATAGCGCTCAATTTGCCGGATATATCAGCATTGCCTACTGCAGTATTTGAGTTAACAGAAACAACATAATTATTAACTGCAGTAATTAACTGATTAGTTTTTTCTAACCATTGTCCAAAAGTATCTGTAGTTTGGGTAATAGGAGCTATTTGTACTGTCATTTGCTTTTTTCTAGTAGTTGTAACAACAATTCTTTTATTTGTATTTGATCTTCTTGAATCTGATTAATTTGATTTTGCAAGTTTTCTATTTGCTCACCTTGTGCTAAATTTTTAGCCATCAAATTTCTTTGTCTATAATAGGAACCATAAGATTCTCTATTATTGTTTATTGCGGCACCTCTATTACCTTTTTGAAGTATAAAATTACTGTCTGCCATTATTGTAACAATGCAATTGCTGATATTGATTTAAGGGTTGGATATTTAATTTGATCATCAGATAAAAGAACAACTTTTATTTGGAAACTATCAAAACCATCATATTGAGCACCACTAGTACCAAAATAAGTTAGAGTATTTGCTTGTGGTTGTGAGTGAGGATCCATATAGGCAATTGTTTGATTAGCGACCGTGTTACCGACAGGTATATAATAATTATACTCTTGGTAATCTGTTTGATCCTTAGAAGAACTATAAAGATTTGTTTGTGTTGGATCTAGATATAATTGACTCCATGGATTATCTTTTAATAGAGAAGAATCATGATTATTTCTAAATCTTGCATAAACATTAATATTAGTCCCTAGAGGGCGATATCCAATTAAGTAGAATCTTAAATCTTCTGCAGTTATATTCATAACTACTGGTTGTGAGATATACTTATTAAGTGCATCACCGTAAATAGTATCTTCATTATCTGCTAAATTATTTATTTGATTAGAAATATAATTAACTCTTTTAGTTAATGTATCTAAAACAGGTGATGAATAAGGAGAAGAAGAATACATGTTAATTATAACAGTACCTGTTCCATTTGCTCCATATGAACCAAATATTCTATGTCTTTCATTAGAATAGGAAAGCAGAGATCTTTCATAATCAGTAAAGTCATATCTTTGTTCATTATGAACTGCTAATGCAGAAATATCTTTTACGCTTCCATTTAGAGTATTAGAGGTTCCCTGATAATTCATAGTAACTGAAGAGCCTGCAGGCTCAGTAACTACAAATTTAGGTACTAAAGAATGATAGCTTATATTATCAATAGATTGTAAATTTGCAGTAGCTATTAAATAATCATTACTAGTAAGGTATGATGTATTACCAGGTTCTGGAGATCTAAATATTTTTAACATAGGGTAATTTTCTACGTTAAAATTACCAGTAGTATTAATTAACTGCACTTCTTGTGATAATTCATCAGCTGTAAATATTTTACCATACGGATATATGGCAGTATTAGTTAATAATTCACCGGTACTTGTATTTACTGCATACACTTCATCACCGATCTGTAATGGTATAGAAGTGCTATAGCGTTTATAACCTTCTAGAGTTAGGTTATCTATATTCTGATTACGGAATACTAAAGTAGCTTGATTGTATTTAAATTTAGCTCTATATAAATTAAATTTAATTTCAGTAGTAACGTTAGGAACAAATGTTGTTTGGTTTGAAGTAGTAAATAATGTTCCAGAATACGGTTGAGTAGAAATTAAATTACCAGTTAATAAATCTGTTCCTCCTAATTCTGATGTAAAAACATCAAAATCAGGGCTTCCTGCATCTGGTAAAAGTGCAAACGCATACAATTGATCATTTTGAATCATAATAGGAGTACTAAATAAAAACTTAGATTCAGCGCTAGAATCGTCGCTAGTAATTATTTGATCAGGTGTTAGGTATCCAGAACCTAAATTTTTACTAGAGTCTGGGTATCCATTAGTTGTTCCGTATATAACGCAAGCGATGCCAAATGTTTCACTTTTATTTTTAAAAAAAACACCCAAACTAGTAAGATACGTCCCCGGTATATTAGGAGATGTTGAATAGTTCATTTGAAATGTTTGCAGTAAGGCGTCAGTAGCCATTTTTTATTCCCTGTTAATTACTTAATCTCATTAATATATATTACTCTGCAGATGTTCCACATCCTTCACCGGAATCTGAACTATTACCACAACCTGCAGATGCGCCTCCGCCGTCACCGCCGCCGTCATAGCCAGTATCAACACCATAATCG